CGACAAGCCGCCCGGACCTGCGCCGGGCACAAGGTCCGGACGGAGGGCGCGGGCGGCCTCCCTGCCGCGCTGCAGGGGCCCAGGACGGGCCGCAGCCGCGGGGCAGGGTCAAGGGGCGGGCGGGCTGACAGGGCGCGCCTGGGGGCAGCAGGGCGGGCTGTAGGGGCAAGGGGGGACCAAAGTGGCGGAAGCAGAGTGGGTCGACATCAACGCGATCAAGCCCTGGGACAAGAACCCACGACGGAACGCGGCCGCCATCAAAGAAGTCGCAGGCTCAATCAAGCGCTTCGGCTTCTCCTCGCCGATCATCGCCCGGCGCGCCGACAACGTGATCATCGCCGGCCACACCCGTTGGGCTGCCGCGCAGTCGCTCGGGCTCGACAAGGTCTTGGTCCGGTTCATGGACTTGGACCCGGCGCAGGCGAAGGCCCTCGCGCTGGCCGACAACAAGCTCGGCGAGCTCGCGGAGTGGGATGAGGCGCTTCTCGCCGAGGCGCTGCAGGGGCTCGACGAAGAGCTCTTCGACCTCTCGGGGCTCGGGTTCTCCGACGCCGAGATCGACAAGTACATCGATGGCATCAGCGACGACGACGGCGAGGTCAGCGCCGACCCGATCAACACCGGTCCGGCGCCCAAGGCCGAGGTCGTCACCCCCGCATCGCAGGGCCCCGCCGGCCCGGCAGTCGACGTCCCGAAGCCCGCCGACGTGATCGAGGACAACCCGTACACGCGCAAGGTCAAGGCGCCGACCTACACGCCGAAGGGCAACCGCCCCGAGACGTCGGAGCTCTTCGATCAGGGCAAGACGTCGGCGCTCATCGCAGAGATCGAGCGCGCGAACCTGCCACCCGACGTCCGGGCGTTCATGATCGCCGCCGCCCATCGGCACACGGTGTTCAAGTACAGGCAGATCGCCGAGTTCTACTGCCACGCCGACCCTGCCTTGCAAGACCTCATGGAGCGCTCGGCGCTGGTCATCATCGACTTCGACAAGGCCATCGAGAACGGCTTCGTGCACCTCTCCGAGCGGCTCGGGCAGCTTGCAGACCGGAGTGCGGCCGATGCGTCCTGACTTCTGCGCCTACATCCTCAGCCACGGCAGGCCGGACAACGTCAAGACCTACGAGACGCTCCGTAAAGCCGGCTACACCGGCCCCATCCGCATCGTGATCGATGACGAGGACAAGACCGGACCCCAGTACGTCGAGCGCTACGGCGCCGAGGTCGTCAAGTTCAGCAAGGCTGAGGCCGCGTTGCTCTTCGACGAGATGGACAACTTCGACGAGCGCCGGTCGGTGATCTACGCCCGGAACGCGCTTTGGGGCATCGCGAAGGCCGACGGCTATCGGTACTTCATTGAGTTGGACGACGACTATAGCGGGTTCTATCTCCGGTTCAACTCAGCCGGTTCATACGGCACGTTTCCGATCCGCGAGATGGATCAATGTCTGTCTGCCCTTGTTGACTTCCTCGACGAAAGCAAGGCGGCATGCGTCGCGATGTCGCAGGGCGGCGACCACATCGGTGGCTCTCCGGATTGGTCGATCAGACGAAAGGCGATGAACAGCTTTGTTTGCGACGTTGAGCGGCCGTTCTACTTCTGCGGCAAGCTCAACGACGACGTCAATACTTACGTTTCGCTTGGGGTAAAGGGCGGGCTGTTCCTTACCGTCCTACAGGCTCAACTCAATCAAGCGCAAACCCAGGCCAATACCGGCGGCCTGACCGACATCTACCTTGCGTTCGGTACTTACGTGAAATCGTTCTACACCGTCATGGCGCAGCCATCGTCCGCCCAGATCAGCACACTGGGCGACCCGCGGTCCCCGTCATACCGGGTCCACCACAAGATCAACAGCGCGAACACCTACCCTTGCATCCTCTCCCCCGAACACCGCAAAGCGAGGGCATGACATGACCGTCGGCCGCCTCACCCCGCGCAACATCCTCCTCGCCGAAGCCATCGCCAACGGCATGACTCGCCGCAAGGCCGCCGAATACTGCGGCCTGACCGAGAAGGGCGTCGACGTCGCGCTCAAGCGCCCCCACGTCAAGGCCGAGATCGAGCGCCGGGTCGCCGAGATCACCAAGGCGACCCGCGGCGCGCTGCGCGGGGGCCGGTTCGCCGCCGTCGCCGCCTTGGTCCGCATCGCCAAGGACACGACCGCCCCGCCCGCCGCGCAGGTCAACGCAGCCATCGCCATCCTTGACCGGATCGGCGTGGGCAAGACGTCAACCGTCGAGGTCTTGGAGAGCCGGTCGGACGAGTCCCCCGAGGACCGGCTCGCCCGCCTGTCGGAGCGCTTGGGCGCTGCGCTCGCGACCCTGCCCCCGCCGGATGAGGCCGACGACGATGACGAGGGCGCTGACGACGGGGAGGACGACGTCGCCCCCGGCGCGGCGCCCATCGATGACGAGGACGACGGCGCGGAGGACTGATGGACCCGGCTACCGCCCTCGCCGAGCTCGCCCGGCGGGTCGCGGCCTACCGCGCAGCCCGCAAGCGCGTCCCCGACGAGATCCTCGACTTGATCGAGGACTACGAGGCCATCCTCGACGCGCAGGACGCCGCGCGCAAGGCGTCGCCGCTCTCCTACGCCCGCCTCTGGGCGCCCGAGTGCCGCACCTGCCCCCACCCCGACCCGGCCGCCCCCGCGCCACCCAAGGGCCGCCGCGGCGCGCCGATGGTCGAGGTCCGCGGCACGATCCACCGCTGCCCGGTCTGCGGCGTCGAAGAGTCCCGCACGTCGCAGATCGGCGCGGTGCGCGCCCTTCTCACTGGGGACTATGACAAGGCGTTCTTGCTCGGCGGCAGCCGGACCGGCAAGACCGAAGCCGGCGCGCAGGTCGCTGTCGCAATCGCGCAGGGCGCCGACCACCCCGACACGCAGGCATGGGCGCGCCTCAACGGCCTGCCGCTGGCGCGCATCCAGCGCGGCCCCGGCCTGTTCTGGGCGGTGTCGCAGACGCACACGATGAGCAGGACCATCCAGCGCGAGAAGCTGGACAAGTACCTGCCCGCCGGATCGAAGCGCCGCGGATGGGAGGCCGACAACGAGGCCGAGGTCAGGCTGCCGGGCGGCGGCAAGATCGTCTGCAAGGCGTTCGCGCAGAACACCAGCGAGGGCAACGCCAAGAACCCCTTTGAAGGCGCCAAAATCCACGGTGCATGGGTCGACGAAGAGCCGCAGTCAGTGCAGGGCTTCGACTCAATCGGCGCCCGGACCATCGACTACGACGGCCTTGTCTACGCGACGATGACGCCCCTGTCGGGCTGGACCCCGTTCCTCTTGACCAACGTCGGGCACCTCGACAAAGGAACGCCGGCACCCCCGCGCCTGTTCGTGGCCTTCTTGCACGCGATGGACAACCCGCACGTCTCCCCCACCGTCGTCGCAGACAAGTGGGCCGGCAAGCCCGAAGCCATCCGGCGCAGCCGACTCCGCGGCGAGATCGTGGCCTTGGAGGGCGCGGTTCATCCTGACTTCCACAACGGCGCGCCGTTCGTGGTCCCGTCCTTCGACCCCCCGGCACACTGGCCCCGCTACGGCGGGATCGACTTCGGCGCCCGCGCCCCCTTCTGCCATCTCTGGGCGGCGCATGACGAGAGTGCTGACGTGCTCCACGTTTACCGCGAGCACTACAAGGCAGACGAAATCCTCGCCTACCACGCCGCCGCAATCTGGGCGGTGGAGGGCTGCCCCGCCTGCCAGCCGTCCGACGGCGTGGGCAGCGACGAATGGACGCGCTGGCGTGTGCGCTGCGCCGACGGCACCCATCGCTGCGAGGTCTGCGCCGGCACCGGCTTGACCACCGACGCCCCGACGATGCGGTGGGCGGACCCCGAGGGCAAGGACCAGCGCGGGATGCTGTCGACGCTCTACGACCTGCCGACCGCCCCGGCCGAGAAGGGCCGCGCCGCCTCGTTTCAGGTGCTCTTCGACCGGATGACCGTGTCACCGAAGCACGGCACCCCCGGCGTCGTCATCCATGACCGGTGCGTCAACCTCATCCGCGAGACAGCGCGCCTTGTCTGGCGCAAAGGCCGCCACGGCGAGACCGCCGACAGGTGGGAGACCGACGGCGACGACCACGCACACGACGTCCTGCGCTACCTCGTCTATGCCCTGCGCGGGCGGTACAGCGCACCCGCAGAGGAGGGCACCGGTTGACCTTGACACGCGCCCCGGGCTATGATCGCGGCATGGCCACCCCGACCGACACAGCACCCCTTGCCGTCGCCCCCACGTCCGTCTGGGGCCGCGCCTACCTGTCGGTTGCCCGCGCGCTCGGGCTGGTCAACCCGGTGGAGCGCCCCCGCGAGTTTGTGGCCGGAGGGGACTACGCCGCAGCCGCGCCGACCGAGGGGCTCTACAGCCCGGCCATCGCGCTCAGCGCGTACCTGAACCCTTGGGTCTATGCCTGCGTCCGGGCGATTGCCGGCGACCTCGCCGCCTTGCCCATCGTCGTCAAGCGCCGGGGTGAAGTCGTCGAGAACCACTGGCTCCCCAAGGCCGTCGCCAACAGCGGGCACCCGTCGTCGCGGACATGGCGCGAGGCGACCGTGCGGGACATGCTCCTCGCCGGCCGGTCGACGTCGGTCCTGCTCTACAGCAACCTGACCGGCGCGCCCATCGGCGTGCGGTGGGCCCACCCCGAGCGCGTCCGGGTCATCCCCGCCGCCGACGGCACCCCGCTCGGGTACGAGATCGGCAGCGACACCGTCAAGCAGTACCCGCCCGAAGCGGTGCTCTCTGTCCTGACGCTGGGCGTGCTGGACGGCCCCGAGGCCCTCGCCGGCGTCGGCGCAACGCAGGTGCTTCACAGCGACCTGACCGCCGATCAGGCCCTCGCTGCCGGCACCGCGCGCAAGGCCCGGTCGGGCCGCCCATCGGCGATCTACCGGCCTGCAAGCAAGGACATCGGCTCAGGGTGGAGCGCGGCAACCGTCGCGCAGATCAAGACGCAGCTCGCCCGCATCTTCGGCGATGCCGACGGCGGGGTCGCGGTCCTCGGCGCATCCGGCGCGGAGCTCGACCTTCTCGACTGGGCGCCGAAGGACATGGATGGCCCCAACCAACGCCGATGGACCCGTGACCTCATCCTCGCCGTCTTCGGCGTGCCCCCCGTGCGTCTCGGCGTCGACGCCGCCAACATCTTCGCCACCGCCGGCGCGCAGTTGACGTCGTACTGGACCGACCTGAAGGGCAAGATCGCGCCGCTGGACGAGGCGATGACCCTGTTGGCCCGGCGCGTTGACAAGGACGACAGCATCACCGTCGAGCATGACTTCAGCGGCGTGGGGCCGCTTCAGGCCGCCGACTCCGACATCCTCGCGCGCATCGGCGCCCACATCGCGAACGGCATGGACCCGGCCGTCGCCTACGCCTACGAGGGCTGGGACGACGTGCCCGAGGGCGCCTTCACCGCCCCCGCCGCCCCGGCAGCCCCCGCCGGGCAGACCCCACCGCCCGCGCCCGCCGATGACGCCCTGGACGATGAGGGCGACGACCTCGCCGAAGACGAGGACTTGGCAGGCGAAGACGCCGACCTCGCCGCGTCCCTCTCCGATGCGGCCGACGTGCTGGCCAACCCCGACGCGACCGACGCCGAGCGCGCCGAGGCCATCGCCGCCCTGACCGCCGCCGCCGAGGCCCTCGCGGCCCGGGGCGACGGGTGAGCGTCAC